CAACCCGCCGCACCCGCACCACCTTTTCCACAAAACTGATGATAAACCGAAGCCGCGTCATTAGTCTTAAGTGAAAACGATATAGAGAAGTCATTTGTTGTGATGTTTAGGGCGGAAGTATTAAGTACAATTCTTGAAGTTGACCCATTGAATATAGCACAATCTCCGTAATCTCCAGCCCCATAAGACATAGCGGTATCAGTACCATTTACACCACCGAAAGTAGCATTTGAATTTCCCTCAAATTTGTAATAATTAGTGATAGTTGACCAACCTATTGCATAAGCGTCATCACCGTCAAAATCTACGGCTTTTCCAAATTTTCCGTCTACTTCTGATGGGTCTGAAATCAATCCTAACTGGTTATGTCTACCTGTGGCGTCTGTTCTTAAATCGCCTGTGTTGAAAGGGTAATAAACCTTTAAGTCGGCGTCATCTAATAGGGAACCTTCTATTTCTGTGGGGTCAAATTCAATAGCCATTTAGTCCTTTCTTTATTTCAATTTCTTAGGACTTTTCTTTCCTTCTTTTTTAGGTTTTGCTACTGTTACCCAACTTTTATTCGTATCTGCTTGGTCCAACCATAATTGAACTCTACTCTCTTTAAGTATAGCTTCTACGAATATAAAATACTTCATATTTGTACCATCGTCGTCGTATTCTACACGCCTTCCATAGTTATATGATATAGGTATTTCTCCACCGAACTTTGGGTCGTTTGAGGGTAGGTTATAATGTTTATCCCCTTCCCATATACCCATTGAGGTTATCTTTAATTCTTTTTCTTTTATATAGGATTGTAGTTTCCACCAAGGGGAATCTTCGCCTTTTACTTTCTTAGCGATTCCCTTGCCTTCTACTATTGTTTCTCCGTTACTTAAACCTGCAACCCATTTTATTGATGTGTTCTCCGGTAATTTCATTAAATTGTTAAATGATTTTATTGATAAGTAAATGCTATTCGCATTTTGTCTGTACTCTTAACACCGACTGATTCTGGTGCAAGACTTACACTGACATAGAAGTCGTGAGTCGTCGCTGGTGTATCACTATCCGTAATACTCAACGCTGTTCCTGAACCATCTACTTCTGTCCATGCCGCGTCTGCTAACTCTGCCATATATACCTTTATTGCTACCGGTCCTGTCGCAGGAGTCGTGCCATCATAAGCATACATAGTTATATCAGTTACAGTAATATTGGTATCATAAGTAATATCAATATGTAAGGTGCATTCTGCTTCTAGAATATCTGCCATATCCTCTGTGCCATCTCCCCAATCACCTGTACCTGAAGCTACATACTTCACGTTATTAGGTGTGTTTGCTGTTGAATCATCAGCCCCACCACTACCTCTGACGTGTGTACCATCATTGTAACCGTCTACAGTTATAGGGTTTCCAAACGTACCATCTGTGAAAGCGAGAAAATCGCCATCTTCAAGTTCGGTTGGTGTTACACCCTGTAAGTACCATGTTTGTACTAAAGCCATTTTAGTTTATTATAAAAATTTAGATTATACACTTATAGTAGTGCGTACTGTCACATCTTCTTTCACAACGAACTTTCCTACTTGTGATGAAAAGATATAACCCTCATTATCTTTTATTTGTATATCATACGAATATTCCCCAATCGCTATATCTGTATCTGTCGCTTCTAACCATACTTCAACTACTCCATCTGTACCACTTCCGTCAAACTCAAAATCCTTTTTTATTAAAGCGTCGTCATCGTCATCATCTCTGTCTTCCTTTACTGTAAAGAATATCTCTGAACCAGTCAAGTCTACAGCTACATCATCTACATCTGTAAACGTGAACTCTAACTCGCTATCATCTCCTCTTATTATTTCTAATATATTCATTTCTATATAATAATAATTAAACTACAAAAGGTATTGAAGCACACCTACAATTAATCCTATTTTCTGGGGAAGCTTTTATATCTCCAGGGTGCATTAGCTTCTCTCCATTCACAACATAGGGACTTCTTACAGGGACTACAGGTACTTTTACATGACTGTGCCAATCTCTTACCTTCTCATCTCCTACTGTAAGCCATTCTTTCTTCTCTAACACCCCTTGTTTTTCTGCTTCTTCGTATCTCAACTGTTGTGCCCTACCTGCAATATTATTCACTTCTGTTCTTGCTATTACCTTCGTTCTATTCTTATAATAACTATCAAACAATTCATCTAATACAACCGATATTTTTACAGTTCCAAATCCTTGTTCTACACCTTCTTGAAATATAGCTGTTAAATCATCTAAAGTAGATTGTGCTATTTCTCCTGAAAATACATGTACCGAAGTCTTTATATATCCAACCATATCTGGGGTGAATTTGAAAGGTACTGTGCCTGTTACTACTCTATCTGCCACGTCCCAATACTCCTCCATTAACTCATTTACCAAGTCTTTCACCTGTTCCTTAATGTATTTCATTTCATCTTTAGTGTCATACTCAAACGAAATGTCTTTCTTTACCCCTTTCGTTTCCGGTATTGAATCAAACACCCTTCTCTTTAACCCTTTGAAATACTGTGCCATAGCTAGTACCATTTTCGGTTCGTTCTTTATACCTAACTCTAAATGTACCTTCTCTGCCTTATCCTTAAATACATCTCTTACCTCTTTATATTCCTCCATAGATTCTAACTTATCCGTAAGTTCCTTAATTCTTCGTTCTGCCTTTATCTTATCCGTAACAGTTTTTACTTCCTTCTCTATATTAAACTTATCCTCTTTAGGTTCTTCTACAACAGGTTCTTTAGCTTCTGGAATCGTATCATATTCTCCTTCTTTTATAGCGTCTAGTCCAACTATATCTCTTGCTTCATTTACAGTCATAAACGCCTTCCCACTTAATCCACTTGAAGCTGTATTAACTGCCTGTGACATCTCCTTTTTAACAGGACTATCAAATTCAAACCTAATCTTTCTCTTTAATATCTTGTCACTTTCAATAAATAAAGGTAGATACTTCTCACCCAAAAACGAACAGAATCTCTCTGCCATTGGAGTTAGAACTCTCCTAGCAAATACATAATCACTTGCTTCTGCTGTCGCCCTATTTATATTCTCGTCTTGTCCAATGATTGTTTTAGGTACTCTCCAATTAGCAAGTATTTGGTCTTTAGTTTGGGCTAGTATCTTTTCAAACGACATATCCTTAAACGTAGGAGATAGTGGAGTTACATCTATATCCCCCTCTAAAACTGCCGTCTTATGTGATTTACTCACTCCCTTAAACTTACTATTCCAAGCCCTCTCCAATCGCTTCATTCCTTCTGGAGTCATTTTGTTTTTAATCTTCAATACGGTATCTGGAATCGCGTTATTCAAAAAGAAGTTTCTATTGTACTTCATAGCGTAATCCCAAGTATCTATTGATAATGCCGCCGCTTTTACTGGAGATAAACCTCGTGTTGGGTTCTTTGGGTTAGGCATTTTATCGTATATCATTTCCTCTGCTTTATACTTACTCTCCTTACCTTCACTATCTTGATATACAAACAACACTGGGATACCTTTTTTATCAAACTTAATCTCTTTAATTCCCTGTGGGTTTATTGGGTATATCTCTCTATATTTACCTACCTTAGCTTGTGGCATATACCAAAAGTTTTCACCTGCTAGATTCATATATAAGGAATACCATTCTTTTAACGTATAGAAAGTTTCACTCTTATTTACATTATACAAAACCTCCATAGCCAACTCGTTCTCTAACTCCTTCGTATCGTCATCATCACCTTCTACTAACTTGAAATTTATACTCGCAAAATCAGAAGCGATAGACATAACTACAGGATACAAATATCCCTCTAACGCTGATAAATAATCTGAAGTTTTGTCCGTTCCGTCACCACCTAGATTAGTCCACAAATTCGTAACTGTACTATTTGTTGAGAGTGCCCTTTTAAGTAACGAGTTTGTGAAATTCTCTATGATTAAACCGAAGCCTTTTTTCTTTGCCATTTCTAAATGAAACTAATATTAGGTTGGGTACTTCCCCAAATACAATACAATCCAGCAAGTAAGCTATCCCCATAATCAGGTGAATCGTCTGGGTCTATTACTCTCATCTTTCTATCAGACATGTATTTCCCCTTATAACCTAGCAAATCCTCAAACATTTGTCCACTACATTTGCTTAAATCTACCCACCCTTTTTCCATGTATTTTCTTAACGTATAAACCAACTCTGCTTTCTTATTGAAATATGTATCTACTGTCGCTTTCTCTCCTGCTACATAGTCTACCACTTCGTACTTCCTATCTCTATATTCTCTTAAATAATCAGCAATCGGTCCTCCAAGTCCCACAGCGTCTACACCTATCATTTTAATCTCCCAATCCTTTAATATATCTATAACTTCTTTCGCCATAATAATACTATCGTTTGTGTTCTCTAATTTGAATTGCCTTATTACTCTTATCCTATCTCCACCAAACTTAAAGATAGTCAATATCGTATCATCTCCACCTTTCCTTGATGGGTCTAATCCTGCAAATAACTCACCTCTCCAAATTACTTTCTTCTTCCCTTCCATCTTAGTCCAACTCGTTGGGTTCTTTGACTTATCTATACTCGTTACTGTAAACACAGCGTCTTTAGATAGGGAATCTGGAAACTTCACTCCATACAATATATCAAAGTCCTCTGGAGTCATTCCCTCTTTCATCTCCTCAATAAAGTCCTCTGTTAATCTACCTTCCTTAATAGCCTGTTTATAGTCAATCCAAATCTTATAATATCTATCGCTATTCCAAGTCTTTAAGAAGTGGTTTCTCTCAAACGGATTTCCTATCTTTATTAGCCTACTTTTCAATACCTTACCTCCAAGCATTCTAATAATCTTCACATAGTTTTCATTTGGTATTAACGCACTCTCGTCAGTAATAATTACATCTCCCATAAATCCCATTAATCCCATACCCTTACTTGATACCTGTTTTACATTCGCACTCAACACTCTAATATCACTACCGTGTTCCCAAGTAATACGATTCCTACTCCTTTGGGTCTTCATCTTCTCCAAGCCCTTTACATCTACCAACCCAACTAGGAACATTGGATTATCAAAGATGTGCATAACGATATAGTCCATTATGATTTTTGCTTGTTCGTCTTTTGGTGCGATTATTGGAATCCTTAAATTCTTCGTAGTTGCTAACCATATAACAGCAAACGCCACAATGATACTCTTACCATATTGGGTAGGGGTCATTATTTGCACCCTTCTTAAATGGGAATTGGTTAATGCCCAAAACAATTCGCATTGTCCATCTGTAGCCTTAAAGGGTTTCCCATTTTCGTCTTTGAAGTAACCCCTAATTATCTCCCGAACTGTCTTGAGTTCCTTCTGGGTTATTTTCCTGTACTTGTTCGCTATTTTCATCTTCTCTTTCAATCAATCTATCTAATAATTTGCTTGTTTCTTTTAAGTCATCTGACTTGATAGTTGTATCTACATCCTGTTCAACCCTAGTAGAGAAATCCTCACGTTCTATACGTTCTAAATACCACTTAGCACTTGTTATATCCTTACCATCTACAATATCTTTTGCTAATACTTCTCGTGCTTTAGCCCCTACACTACCTCTCCAAGCGTCTATTTTCAAACGAAGTTCGTCATCTTTTAACATCCAAGTTGAAATAGTAGATTGCGGAATCCTAGCTAAAGAACAAGCCTTATTCACCGAGTATCCCAACTTAAAATAAGGTTCTAGTGCTTTGATAACCTTTTCTCTATCCCATTCTTTACCTTGTGCCATTGTTATTAATATAAAAACTTACATAAATGCCTATATAAGAGGGTTCTTTGCGGGTAACCCTCCTAATAGAAGTCTACATCATATCCTCACTAACAGTTTGAGGTATAAACTTAATGAGAGGTGCTGATAGAACACTCATAGCCCCTTTCATAAGTATATTAACGTAAATAATCTCCCATACTATCGCTAGAGGTAACACACCGGAGAAAGCTATAAAACCAAATATGAAGCTATCTACAATAAGTGCTACTCCATTTGAGAATAATACACCGAGAACATCATTCATCTTTTTGTGAACGTAACTGAATATCTCTGTATCTATTAACTCACTAAACACTTCTGCAATAATACTCGCAAGTGTTATTCGTGCTACTGTCAAAGGAATAATCAATCCGTACTTCTTAATAAACTTCTTTAACGATTCGTATTTTTCATCATCTATTTCTTTTGGGTTTTTATCCCACTCCTTGAGGTCTTTTACCCTTAACTTCTCTACTTTTACGTTTGGTAATTTACTCTCCATCTATAAATCTCTCAATACTGTCGTATATAAAATCTCTTACATAAGCCGTAATACCCCAAAATACACCTATTCCAATGGACGATAAAAATAACATCCCTAACAGCTTTAATAAATCTAAAAACATCTTATTTTTATAATAACTTATGTGGACAAGACAGGAATCGCACCTATGTTCTGCTTTCGCAGTCTATCTGTTACTTGCCCTTAATATAGCCATACTACACTCTCTATCTATTAAATTGTAGTCACCTGTTTCTAATAACTCGTGTACCGCTTTATAAACTCCTACCCTATCGTAGTCGTGGAATATCATTAACCCACCACTTACCAACGAATCTTTCCAAGCCAATATATCTTTTACAGCCCCTTCGTAAGTGTGGTCACCATCTATAAAGATAATACCAAACTTCAAATTGAGAAACTTTGATACATAACTTGAACCCCCTATTATCTGAATAATATTACCTAAAGCATATACTCTTTGGTCAATCGGTTTATTCTCTAACTTCACTCCATTTGGGTCTGGTTTACCCCATTTATAATTCATACAATCCACCGTCACTATATCAATATCCTTATTTACTAACCTGAAAAACATTGTACTCCTACCTCTATATGTTCCTATCTCCAAGAAATAACCCTTCGCTTCTTTTACATAATCATATAACATCTCCATTTGTGCGTGACTAAACCAACCATCTATCTCATCAACCTTTTTGAATATATTATCAAAAGTCATTATTTCTCTATTAAATAAGTTAATCGTTTATCGTGTTCATTAAACTTCCCTAATTCCTTTACCTTTGTAAAATCCTTCTTGAATTTGTTTATCGCTGTTTCGTGTGAAACATCTCCATTATGTTCGTAGAAAACCTTATCCGCCCTCTTTAAGAATGGTGCGTAACCTAAATACCTATACACCGATAAATAAAATATAATATCTGGGTCTATATCTCCGAATTTATAATTCTTTCCTTTCTTAATATCTATACCTACCCAATCTATATTGAAATACCCTAAATAGTTTGAAACCTCTCTTGCCCCTTCTATTACACTCTCATAATCAACACCTACAACCCTAGAAGCCCCCATATTACTCGCGAACCTACAGAAATACCCTCCACTACACCCTATATCCCAAACCTTCTTCCTATAGTATTCCACCTCCTTAAACTTAAACATTCTATTCAAGTTACCTCTCCACCCCTTTATACCTAACTCTGGGACTGCTTGATATACTTCATCACTCCAAGTTACCGATTTTTCGTACCTCTCTATCATTCTATCGTAATAATCGTCCAAGAAATACACACCCTCCGTATCTACCAACTTCCCATCTAACACATTAGACATCTGTCCATAATCTAAAACCCTAAACGCAAATCCATACTTCTCTCCTAATTTACTAATCTTTTCATATACCTTCTTTGTTTGTATTCTATTCTTTGCTATCCCTTCCAAAAAGTCTGTAACTACAGTAGGAAAATACATATTGTCTATTTGTAGTAGAACCACTTCGTATATTCTTGGGGCTAAATCGTACCAACTACATATATTTTGTATTCTTATAGCGTCCCACAGTTTAGAGTATTCAAACTTCCTTACACCTGGATTATTACTAATTGGGAATATTCTACCCCATAAATAGTCGTAAAAATCTTCCTCCCTATAAATAGGATTGAAATACACTTTTAGTACTACACCTTCTCTATCAGTAATCTTCTTTATAATTTCTTCATCTTTACAGATAAAGCTACAACTACCACTCGCTATCCCTTGATAACTTGGTATTCTGTTTAGTTTTATTGTTCTTATCTGATTGCCCAACATCTTCCTAGTCCTAATATTCCTTTCACCCAATTTACTTTATATCCGTTATCTTCTAAATACCTCGCCAACTTAATCCCTTTTACATACCCA